AATGATGTTAGTGATACCCAAAAAACATTGATTAGAAACAGTATTCGTGATAATATTACCGATCCACTTTCTATTATCTCTGTTGATATGGAATTTGTTGACCCAACATTCACATTCTTAAATGTAACAACAGAAATTAAGTATGACAAATCTTTGACTAATAGAACTGTTCAAAGTATGCAAAATTTAGTTAAATCTACAGTGGCGTCTTTTGCAAGTGAAAATCTTGGCAAGTTCAATGACGTATTCCGTAAGTCTAAACTTACAACTGCAATTGATAATACTGATGCTGCTATTCTTTCGTCAAAAGTTAGTATTGAACAGGAAAGTAGATTTGAACCTTTGATTAATCCTAATACAAATGAAATTGTTACTGCTGATTATGAAATTAGTTTCTTGAATACAATTGCACAACCTGATACACAATCATTAAAAGTAAGAACAGACCTTTTCACATTCAATAATACGTTGTGCAGAATTGTGAATAGATTAGGGTCAACTGTATTACAAATCATAGATCAAAATAATGCTGTTCTTAAAGACAATATTGGATACTATGAGCCTGACAATGGTAAAGTATTTTTAACTGGATTTAAACCAACGAGTATTAATAGTGGTAATAGTTACATTAGAACACTTGCAACACCAGCAGACGATTCTGTAATTAAACCATTACGTGGAGAAGTTATTTCTCTAGGAGAAAATTTGGTTTCTGCTATTCAAGATGTTGATGTTGCCAACTCCGTTTCAGGTACTACTAACTAATGAGTAACACACTTACAGATTTAAACAGAAATAAATTATTATTTCATCAACCATCTGTTGACACTGCTTTACCTGAACACTTTCAGGATCAATATCCGGTCTTTGTTCAGTTATTAGATAAGTATTACTACTGGTTGACGCATACTTATGGCGACACAAGTGGTCGGAAACCTGTAAGTGAATTGCAAACTATTGCTTATTTAAAAGATCGTGAGATTACTGCTGATAGATTTTTGGCATTTATTTTTGATGAACTTGCATCTGGGTTAGCACCTGACAATTTTGATATTCCTAGATTTATTATTAAACTAATGCCATTTTTCTATAAGACAAAAGGCACGCCAGTATCTTCTCAGGGATTTTTAAAGTTTTTATTTGGTTCTGATATTGAATTAGAATATCCAAAGAAGTCAATGTTCATAGTCGGTGAATCTGAAATTGGAGCAGAATCTTTAAAGTTTATTCAAGATTCATTCTTCTATCAAGTATATTCAACTTTGGTTCGTTCCGACTTACCGATTTCTGTATGGAGAGACCTCTATAAGAAATATATTCACCCTGGAGGTTGGGCTCTTTTTGCAGAAGTTAGATTTGAAACAACCGTAACAAATGCAAAAATTCCTGTAACATTACCAATTGTTAATCTTGGTGCAGGAGCAGGGTTCTTTACAGTTACAAATACAGCACCTATGTCAATTGTTGGTATAGGCGGAAGATCAAATGTAACAGTTATTGATGATACACTACAAGTTCGTATGTATGGTGATGGTGGATATAATTATTATGATGCAAGTAATGACATTCTAAATACATCACCATACAATAATCAGTATATTGAAAGAGCAGAACCTTTAGATGTTAATTCAAACAGATTCAGTGATGGTGATGAATCCCTTTATATTGGATTTAACTTATCTGATACTGATGAATATTTCTTAGATGATAGTGGATCAATTTTCACTCTTGATAGACTTAATAGAATTTTGAGTATTGACTTCTCAAATACTATTGAAACATTTGATGAAAATGCTTTTGATTTCTATCCAACTATTGGTGTAGATTCAGCATAAATAAACATTAGAACACTTACATAAAAGGTCAATTAAAGATGGTTGTCTTCAATTATTTGGACTCAGATAATATATTAAATCGTGGTGCAGCTGCCAATGACAATACTGGCGACACGCTTAGAACTGCTGCACTAAAAATCAATGTGAATTTTGAAACTGTTGATTCCGCTTTAGGATTAATGCAGACCCAAATTACCACAAACGATTCTGATATTGCATCTTTACAATCTCAGATTACTGGAAACGATTCCGACATTACATCTTTACAATCTCAGATTACCGCAAACGATAATGATATTACATCTTTACAATCTCAGATTACTTCAAACGATAATGATATTACATCTTTACAATCTCAAATAAGTGCTAATGATTCTGATATTTTAAACTTGGTGGTAGATTCTAATGGAATTGGTGCTGGTGCTGTAACTAGTGCTAAATTAGATACTAACTTGACACTCGGTGATGTTACTGTGACAGGAATTGCAACACCTTCTCTAAACACAAATACAACATGGGATACATCAGCAAAGCAGACGTGTTCTGTTACGGCAAGTGGATCGACAACAGTTACTTTGACAAACACCAGTGGTCTTAGTGTTGGCACGCCTCTTACACTGATTGTCGCTGATGCTTCAGGTGCATCGCTCACACTTGCCGGTCCAACTTTCAAGAATAAGGATGGGACAGCACCAGTGCTAAACGGCACAGCTGGTGAAACCATGATTGTTAGCATGGTTGTCATTGCATCAAACACCATCGCAGTAGCATCAGTGATTGTAAGCTAATGTTTTTTAATACGATGATGATGGCATCTGCCGAAGCAATACACCAGTTTCTAGTTGAGAGCGCAACTGGTTCTTTTCGATCTGGAGATATTCCTACTGAACAGTGGTTTGACCATCCTAGCGAAGAATCTAACAATTTTGAAGGGTACGCCGTAGCTGTTTCTGGAGATGGACTAACCGCCGTTATCGGTGCGCCTTACGACAGTAGCCAGGTAACTAATGGTGGAAGAGTCACTATTTGGGAATATCAATCTGGAACTTGGACATATGTAAGACCAATTAGCCTAGATACTGCTGATAGGTCAATAAGGGATTATCTTGGTTGGTCTGTAGATATTTCCTATGATGGTTCGGTGATTGTAGTTGGCGCTGAGAACTCTAGGCACGGCGGTGCTACGGGCACTAGAACTGGAGTTGCTTATGTTTTTGAAAGACCATCAGGCGGTTGGTCTACACTAACAGCTAGTACTGCGGCTGGAGCCAAGCTTAGACCTACAAATTCGTCCGTTGTTCAGGACTTTGGATACTCAGTAGCAGTTTCAGGAGATGGAAACACTATTGTAGTTGGCGCACCAGAAGCGGACAACGTAGTCTCATGGCGTTACGGATTAGTCTATCTTTTTGAAAAACCTTCTGGGGGATGGGTAGACACATATGAAGACTATAAATTATATCAGTATAACGACACCACTGGTGATTCTTTAGGAACAGCAGTAGATATTTCCTATGATGGATCGGTGGTAGTTGCTGGTATGCCGTATTATGATATAAGCAATACCTCCAATAACGGAGCGGTTATTGTCTTTGAAAAAGGAAATGGTTGGGCTGAAGGCACCGCCAATTTTGCAGATTACTTGCTTCCTAAAGACCTTAACTCTGCTCAGAATAATCAATTTTTTGGATATTCAGTTGCAATTTCAGCTGATGGCAATGTGATTGTTGTTGGTGCATATAATGATCCGACTAATTCTGGGCAAAGTGCCGCTGGAAGTGCATATGTTCATCTTAGAAAAACTACTGGTGATCTTTTGTGGAATACGTTCGGTGACGCTCAGTTAGTTCAAAGCTTTACAATTTCTGCCGGGCACACTTTAGGAATATCGGTAGATGTATCTAATACTGGAAAGGTCATAGTTGTTGGAGCTCAAGGTTTTGATGATACAGATCATACGAATGTTGGAGCAGTCTTTGTCTACACTGAGCCGACAGGAGGTTGGACTTCCGGAATCGATAATGGATCAGGTGATCCACCTCTCACAGAAGATTATGTCATTACCCCTTCTAGTGGTTGGAACGAGCAATTATATGGACACTCTGTATCAATCTCAGATGATGCAACAAAAATGATAACAGCTGCGTATAAAGCAGATCATCCATATTATCTTTCTAATATGTCAGCATCTGAATATGATAATATTGGAGCTATTTATGGGTATACGCATTCACCACTCTTGACCAACTGGGGTTCTTCTATAACTGGGATAACTGGTGGCTTCAGTGGGGGAGCTGAAATAGTAAACCTTGAAAGAAATTCAGTATGTGCAGTTCTAGATGCAAATGGAAACCGTGTGGATGGTTACCTCTGGCACGCTTATCGTACAGGGGGAGGAGCTACTGGTGTTGACTATATAGATATTGAACTTTTAAAAGGTGATGTGAATACCGGGCAACTTGAATCAGTGTATAAACACCGGTGCTATGAAGAAGATTATGCTCGTTGGAAACCTAATCATGTATGTGATACTGGAACCAGTTTAGTTTTAACTGCTACAGAAAATCAGTATGATAATGCTAGAGTCTTAGTCGTAAAAAAGATAACAGGTGAAACTTTCAGACTAAACACAACAAATACAAATTTCCCTGCAATGGTCAGCAGCTTACAGTACAGCGCAAATAACTTTTGGGGTGATCTATTTAGTTGTGTGTATGATCCTGTCTATGATGATGTAATCTTAGCGTATGCAGACCCTTTAACTAATTTTGTAAATAGCACTTATCATAATCAATTTGTCAGGTTTACTAACTATAATAATACTACTGGTACTTTTGGTCAAGCATGTACTGTTAGTGTTGGAAGTTCTGGATTTACTAGAGCAGTTGATGCTAATCAGGCAGAAGGCTATATAGATCGTGATCCTGACACTGGTTATTTTGTTTATAGTGGATTAAATCAAAAGTGTAGAAGATATCAGCGCACAGGGGCTACTACTTTTGTTGCTATTGACGAGTTTAACAAAGCCTCTAACAATCTATGGCAACTTATATATCAGAATGATGGAACACTGTACTTTAGAGGTGAAAACTCCAGTGGAAGTTATAATGAAGAAACACTATACCGACATTAATAATATGAATATGATAACAATTGTATTTAAATCACTATAAATAAAACTAATAGAATTTTAACCGAGTTAGAGTGATATGACAAAACAACTTATTTCTTTAGGAACAACAGCAAATGACGGTACAGGAGATACACTCCGTGATGCTGGTCAAAAGTTAAACGATAACTTTAATGAGTTGTATAGATTTATGCCGGGTGGTGAAATCTTAACGATTTCAGATAGCACAACTTCTCTTGACTCAAGCACACTTTATATTTTTAATTTACCAAGCACTCCAACAATCAACAGTAGTTTTACACTTTCGGATGGAACAAGCAATGGTGAAATTAAAAGAATTATAAACAAATCAGCATCTTCTGTAGATGTTTCTATTACTATTGGTTCTAGTGGTCTTGCTTATCCTAGCACAGCCACAGGATTAACATTACATAATAAAATCTCTTTTGATCTTGCTTGGGATGGAACAGAATGGCATTTTGATAGAGACTCCGACTCAAGAATCACGTATCTAACTTAATGGGCTACAAGTAAATGACAGCTATTGCAACAAACGAATTTAAAAAGACATTAATCGAATCATTGATTGATAATGTTGCTGATTCTGACACCAATTACTATATTGCAATCGGAAAGTCCGATCAATGGGATGCTAATGAAACTGTACCAGCAGCTACTAACACTGTAGCAGAAGAAAGACGATTCCGTTCTAACATGCAAGGCATTAAGAAAATGTCTGATGTGAACTTTGTTGCAACCAGATATAACTGGTCTTCTGGTACTGTTTACAAATCATATTCAGATGCAGTAACACTTTCTTCTATTGGTGCATATTATGTTTTCACAGAAAATCAGAGAGTTTACATTTGTCTAGAGCAGGGTAAAGATGCTACAGGTGCTGCTGTAATTTCAACAGTAAATCCTGATACAATAGGCACTACAACTTCTGCTGTAAGAACAGCAGATGGATATATTTGGAAATACTTGTTTACTCTTACTGCTTTGAATGCAAACAAGTATCTTTCTGCTAACTTTATTCCAGTAAGCAAAATCATCACATCTACATCTAACATTGAAACAGAACAATTGAATGTTCAGAATGCTGCTGTTAAGGGCTCCATTATTGGATATCGTATTGTATCTGGTGGTGCTGATTATCCTTCTAATACAACTGCAACTGTTGTAGGTAATGGATCAGGTGCTACATTGAAACTTACTGTTGATGAAGTTTCAGGAACAGTATTAAAAGCTGTTATTGATTCAGATGGTTCAGGTAATATTGCATTTGGTTCTGGTTATAGTTTTGCTCAAGTAACCTCTAATGATTCTAATAATGGTGCTTTTGATATTCAGCCTATTATCTCTATGGAAGGTATTGGTGCTGACCCTAGAAGAGATATTAATGCAAATTTTGTTATGATGAATGCAAAGCCTTCTGGAACAGAAGGTGGTGATTTTATTGTTGATCAAGATTTCCGTCAAGTTGGTATTTTGAAAAATCCAAAAAAACATGCAGATAGTGATTTCACTTCTTCTTCAGGTTCCACATTAAGAACACTTACAATTTCTGGTGTTTCTGGAACATTTGCAGGTGATACTCTTATTCGTGGTTCTACATCAGAAGCTAAAGCTTATGTAGATAAATATGATGGAGTCACTACAAAACTGTTTATTCATCAAAACGATAACACTGGATTTAAGTCATTCTCTAATAATGAGAGTATTGTGGATTCTGATAACCCTGGAACAAATACAGCAACTCTGGTTGGTGTAGATTCTAATGGTGAAGTTAATCCATTCTCCGGAGAATTACTATACATTGAAAATAGAAATCCAGTTGTTAGAGACGCAGCACAAACTGAAGACATTAAAATTGTTTTCCAGCTTTAAAGGTATAAGGCAAAACTATGGTTAGTAAACTTACAGATACAACTTTTTCTA